AGCCTCATTGAGAATCTTATCCTCAATGACCATCTGAACCACATCAGACAATTCAACGTATGCACCATACTGCACAACTGTTGCAGTAATATCACTTACTGCCAGTCTATGTGGGTCAGGCTTGGTACCCTCATCTAAACTAGAGGCTTGGTCAAGAGCTGCGTAACGTCTAAACCTTATAACCTTAGAACTTCCTTGTGGGAGAGGGCGTTGCTGACCGAACATATTATAGACAAGCAATGGTTTTGCTCTTTCAAGCAATTTCCTGTCATAATAAGCGTCTACACCAGCTCCTACTTGAGAAGTAGTAGTCTGTCCTGTAGCCAATTGTCTCACTCCTATATTATTAGGAGAGTGGCAATATCATATTAACGTTTCTTTGCTTTATTCTCAAAAAGCTTGAACTCTTCAGGAGACATACCCCAAATCTTTTCTGCATCTTCCATAACTTTATCACGAATTGATATATCCTGACTGCCTTTACCGTCTTCTAATTTAGGAATCTTTGAAACAGACCTTTTTTTCTCCAATATTACCCTTTTAGGCGTTTCTGTTTCAGGAGATTCCTGATTGTTTTTAGAAGAATCCATCTGTTCTAACCTTTCACGTATCTGATTATACATATTCTCAAAGAAGTTTCTATCAGTCTTGATAGCTTCTTTAATAGCCTCAGGAACAGAGGGGTCTTGCAAAGCCATTAATATCAACTGTGCTATAGTCTTATGATGCTTCGGGTTTTGTTGCTCAAGAGATTTTAAATAGTCTTTTAATTCTCTCTCACGCAACTGTGCCAGATAAGGAGATAATGTCTTCTGAATTTTCTTATCCGTAATATCTTCTAAAGCCTCACGTATTTCTGATATTGCGGTATCCCCTACATTTTGAATTTCATCTTCATTCTCATCTTCTGAAAAATCAGATTTTGCTTTGGGGTCTCTAATGTACCCCGAAATATCCTCACCCTTTATAACCTTGTCAACCAAAGTTTTTAATTGTGGGTTATACGACACCGCTTCAATAACACTACGCCATTCTTTTAGAAGATGAAGTTTTTGTGCGTAGTCAACACCACGTTGTGCATACTGAACCAACTCATCCATTGTACCAATTGGAATTTGCTTACCGTAAACCGTTAATACAGCAACAGGTTTCGGTTCAGATTCAGTATCCTCTTCCTCAGTGTTCTCTTCGTCAGAAACAACATCCTCTTCTGTTTCTGTAGATTCTTGCTCCTCTTCGGTCTGTTGTTCCTCTAGATTGGAATCCTCAGAGTCTTCCTCTGTCTCAAGGATTTTCTCATCAGCGGATTCGTCTTTAGGGAGTTCCATACCGTCTGGAACCAAAAATCCCCCCATACGTTTAGTCATACACATTCCCTCCTATTTATCACCTTGCTTGAAAGATGCCTTTATGCAGTGCTACCGAAGTAGATGCATCCAGCTTGCTTTCAAGATGTGTTTACTTATTACGTTCTCTTTCTATATACTGACTCGCAAAAGAATCAATATCAGTAAGTAACTTATTTAAAGCACGTATCTCAATTTCCAGTATCAACCGTTGTCTATCATTTTCTGGACTAAATGAAAGCGTATTTAATTCAACTGTTAACTGATGCGTAAAATACTCAACAATTCTCTTTAATGAAGACCATGCACCAGAAGTTAACATTTGGTGACAGTCTACCAATAAAGAATCAAATCTGGATTCATATTCCATACACATCCCTCCACTCTTTATTATACCATACAATTATTAAAAAGTGGAATAAAAATTAAATAAAATTAAGCAAATGGGTTAGATTTAGGAGTATTCTGCAAAATAGCACGAACATCATTAGGTTGAACAGCACCGCCAAATTGAGGCATTCCCGAAGGTGCACCTTGTGGTGGCATTCCCGAGGGTGCACCCGGAGGTGCACCCGGAAGTGCACCTTGTGGCATAGGTTGTGGTTTAGATAAAAATTCATCCACATTTTTATAACCCATAGATTGTAACAACCTTGCAACAATAGCGTATACACCCTCAGGAGTAATAAGCCCAAACTGAGCAAGTTGAGGCATTATATTAAGCAACTGAATCAACTGTTGCTGTTGCAGTTCTCTTGCACCACTGCCTACACCAACATTAACTATTAAATCAAACGTTCCATCCAAATTCTCTGGAGTTATCTGGTACTCTTTATCAAGAACACGAATAACAAAAGACTTATCTATAAACTGTTGGTTCAAAGATATCATTTTTCTAAACAAACGTTTACATCCTGTCTCTGCCATAATTCGTGCTATTAATTCAATACGCTGTTGTCCTGCATTCATCTGTGCACTTATTGCAGTAGCAGATGCACTTAATGTATTAGGTGTCAATCCCTGAGCAATCCTTGGTAATCCAGACCTCTGCTGTTTCATCTCTTCTAACATCTGTGCTAAACCAACAAGATAATTCGGCACTCCTGTAGGTTCCATCTTCCTTACATTTGCAATATCATCTGTAAGAATAGCATCTCCCGGGCCTACAGAACGAAGTGCATTCAAATCAATGTTAGTATTCCTACCCACTAAGTACCAAGCGTTAACCGCAAACGCAATATTATCAAATATGTTTCTAAACAAAGCAGTTTTAAGTCTCTGAAATTCAACAATAAGAGATGTAAGGCTAATGCCATAAAACTTATGTGTATCAATAATTGGAACTAGAACCTCAAACGGAGCTTCACCGTGGTCAAACGGATTCTCTTCAACACGAAGAAGAATACCGTCTGCAATTGTTATAAGAAGATTTTCAAGAAGACCATCACCATCAATATCAATGCGTACCCAACATTCCCAAACCCAAAGCTTCTCACGCCCGGGAGTTTCTTGAATGTATGCACTTTCTTCTGCAAACTCAGCCTCGTTTTCTATACTTGCATACTTAAGATTATCGGGTTCATCCCCCTCAGCTCTAGGAATGATTTTATCGACATTGTGATAAATTCCATCCCGTTCCATTCGTCTAAGATAATCCATAGACCTCTTGACTCTATGCCCAACAAAATTAGCTTCTTTAATAGTCCTAGCACCTGCTTCTATATAGAAACTGGTGATAGGAATATTTTCTATCCAAGGGCCTGAATAAACAACTTTTCTCATAAAGCCACGAACATTCTTATACATCAAAGATGAAACAGCAACCTCTTCACCTGTCTCAGAATCATAAGTTATTTCAGTTGATGTATACTCATCGTATGCTTCTATAGAAACATTTGGCTCATCCACTAAAATTTGAAATTCATCTGAATTTAATTCTTCATACTTAAATGAAACTTTATCATAAAATGTTTCCCAATTAATTTTGATAACACCAGTACCATAAATTAAAGCATCCTTAATCCATATGTATAATTTTGTAAACCCTTCCATCTTACAAGTAAACTGATAATTCAATAATTCCTGATTTATTTCTGCATGTTCAGTATCGCTAGCTTCCACAGGTTTAATTAAAACTACCTCATCAGTACTTGTAAAAATACGCATAAGACTAGGCATAATCCACTCAACCGTATCTAAAACATCACTTGAAACAAAGTTACTTCTGTTGGGGCGGTTAAATCGGCTATCAATCAGAGCATGATAAGCTTTATAATTCTCTGTAAAAATATGAGAAAACTGTGCTTGATATTGTTTTGCATTATCTATATCTGTTGATACTATTCTTGCTATCTCCTCTTCTGATAACGGAGAACCATACGGAGTAAGTCTTGGTTCCCTGTCATCATCAACAACATCAGAACTTATTTCAACAGATTTAGGATAAATACCATCTTTTACCTCTGCCTCATCTTCGCTTATAATGTCTAGGGGCTTCATATTCTTTAACAAATCCTCTCCTTGGTTTAGCCCCAAAGAAGTATTCATTACATCTTTAATAGTTTCAGACAACTCTTGATAATCCATCTAGTCCCCTCCTTAGGGCATATAAATAGGTGCAGACCTGACAACAGACCCATCTGTAGAACCATAATTACTTTGTATAGGGCCTTTGCCAATAACAATACCTTTTTTACTTATGGCTAACAGAACGTTAGCTAAAGCATCTATAAGGTCATCATGCTTACCCCGTGGAAAACCACGAATTTCATCCACAAAATCAGGCATAGTTGGAAGAATAAAAATCTTTCCTGCATTAAGTTTGGGTTGAAGCATGGTTATTATTTTTCTTTCTTTCTGTATCTTCTGATTAATCTCCTCAATGTTCAAATACAAATGCCTATCTTTACCCGCCTGTTCAATTAAATATAAAAAAGATTTCTGCATTCCATATGTTTCCAATGCAAGTAAAGATGCTTGGTACTTAGTATAAAAATCATAAATATAATCAATCGTTTCGTTTATTGGCATTCTTTCTCTAACATAATCACGAACTAAAATATTACCATAAGCATCAAATGAAACTGCCATAACGACAGAATAGTCAGGGTCTGACCTAGTAACGTCCAAAGATGCACCAAAGTCAACACCTATAACTGTCTGCAAAGAACCAGAAATATTATAAGGGTCGTATTCCCTTATGCGTTTATCATCTAACGGTCTAACCTCAGAATGTGATGGGTCATTAAAATATTCCATGTAAAATTTACCCAAACGTCCCTGTCTAATATATTCATCTTTTAATTGTTGAATACGTTCAACCGAGAAACGTTCAGGCCACACAGAAGTATTATCCGGCCTTAACAATTCAATACGCCTTATAACCCAACCCTCAGGAGGATTGCTGTAAAGCTTGGCAAGAAGACTATCTTGGTGTACAATAGTACCAACAATGTTAAGTCTTCCAACTACAGGGTCAAGAGCAGGAATAACTTGACCCCAAAACCAGTTTTCATTGTCTTCTCGTTTTTTATAAGTGTCACAATTATAGTCACTTTCAACATCATCCAACACAATCTCGTCAGGTCGTTCATCATCAACATAACCACGCAAAGATTGCCCAAGACCTCTAGCAACTATACGAATACGCCGTCTATCTTCCGGTAACCAATTAACACTGAATACTATTTCGTCTCTAGTCCAAGGTTCAAGTAATTCAATTTTGTAAACTTTTCGTAACAAAGTGTTTCGTTCTAATTCACGTTTAATCCTGCTTACAAAATTAGCAGCCTTTGTATGTGAATCAGAAATAATAATACGAAAACGGGAAAGACCGTACAAGCTGGAATATAATGTCCATAAAAAAGTAATCAAAGTAGACTTTGCTGTACCTCTAGGTGCTAGCATAAGTAATCTAAAAGGCAACATTTTCAAATCTTCAACAATCTCACGATGAAAATCAGGAGAAGGTATTATCTTTTCTGTACCATCTGGAAACCGCTGAGTAATTGTCGGTTTAAAAAATGTAGGTATAAAAACATCAATGAAGTCTGTATAAAGTAATGGGTCGTAAATATTATCAATACTCCTACTTTTCATTTGATTCCGTAGCAGGAGTAAACTTTATACCTGCCATCTCCAAAGAATCTTTAAGTTTGATTAAATCTTTATCCTTCTCCACGTCTGAATCAGAGTTAAGCCCAACAAGTTTCTGTTTAGTGCGTAAAAGAGACATAACCAAAGACATATAAGTCAAACGTTGCTCTGTATTTAAAGTTCTGTTTTCACCATATAATTCCTGTTTAACTTCGTCAAGCATCTTATCCAAAACATCAATATCTGATATACTGTTTAATTCTGAATTAATACATTCCTTGATATCATCAGAAGTTAATCCAACATCATATTCTAAATTAATTTCAAAGGCTATATCCGTAAATACTTTTTCTAACTTGTCTTGATACAGGTGTGTAACTCTTGG